CCTGTTAATAGTTCTGCTTCAAGTTCAGCACCTATAGATTGTTCAAAATCTAATAAATTACTAGCTACATTAGAAGCTTGTTGTAAATTTACTCCAAATCTTCTTACTTGAAGTACTCCTTTTGCTATAGCTTCGTTAGAAAAACCAAATGAGGCTGCAACTTGACCAGTAGCTCCAGCAACTTGCCCCATAAGTTGTTTCATACTCATTCCAAAACCATTGGTTTGAGCAAAGCTTCTATTTAAATTATTAATATTTTCTAGAGTACCGTATGCTGCTTCTCCTGTTGCATTCATTCTTAGATTAAGTCCTGCAGCTTCATTGCTGCTCATCATTAATCTTTTTGTAAGAAATGTTTGAGAGTTAAGTATATCTTGGGATGCTCCAAATGTTGCTCCAAATTCTGAGTTAAGGTCTTTTTGTGCTTCAATTAAGTAATCTAAGTTAGCTCTACTTTCACCGATACCTTTTCTTACACCTACAAATCGTGCACGTAGATTATCAGCTTCTTGTACACTAGTCCCCATTGACCTACCTAAATCAACAGCTTGTGCATTCGCTCCTTTAAGTATTTCAAAAATTAATTTTAATGCTGTTGCTATAATACCGGCTGGACCAAAAGCTTTAGCCATTCCGCTTAAACTTTTTCCAAATCCTTTCATTCCAGCAGCAAAAGGACTCTTCATATCTTTAGATCCTTTTTTGAGCTTAGCGTTACTAAGGACTGCTTCTTTTGATGCTTTTGCAGCGGCATCAAATGGTCCGGAAAGTTTACGGAGTCCTGGGATGTCTCCTATAACAGAGGATAGACTAGTAAAAAATTTAGTTGAATTATTTAATTTAGCTGCATCTTTTTGTACTTCTCCAATGGCTTCAGCCATGAATTTAGCTTGATCAGCTGCATTTGCTAGATTTTCTGCTTGTTTTAAAAATAATTCTTTTACTTTACCAGAAGTACCGGCTGCTTTAATAAGTAAATTATTTTTTTTGGCTTCTAATGCTACTACTTTAGCAAGTTCTTCACTTTTCTTTTTTTCTAAATTAGCTACAGCTTTAGTAGAGCTTATAGCTTCTTTCTGTAGTTTAGCAATATCCTTTGTAATATTAACAGATCTAAATTGTCCAATTCCAAGTTTGTCTTGCGCACCAACCGCGTCTTTAAGTTGTGCATTAATATCACTATAGCTTTTATAGATTTCTGCTGCACTAGCTTTATACTGATCAATTTTATCGATTTGTTCTTGCGATAAGCCTTTAAATTCTTCTGCCATATAGAGTATATATGTTATAAATAGGAAAGACGTCTATTTTTTAGACGCCTTTGCTGTAAAGGATGGTTTTATATCAGGTCCAAAGGTTTTTTTCTTTTTAGGACTTTTAGTTTTATTTTGTTCTGCTAAAGAATCAAAATGTTCTTGTATTTTTTGAAAAGTAAATTTTCTCAACCATATGGGCATATTATACACTTCACTCCAAGTATAACCGCCGTTACCGTGAAATACTATTTCATGTATTTGAGTGAATATTGCAGTTCTATGACTAGACGTCAGGCCAAAAAAACCCTATGCCTATCGGCAAGTCAACGCCCCCCGACACGCCGTCCGGATAAAATACTAAATCTACATCCGGAGTTACAGTAACCATAAATTTTCTAAGTGCTCTAGCATCTGCTGCTAATAGGTACTTATCTACAAATTCTCTAATATCTTTTTTTTCTACTAAACCATTAACTGAAGTTAAAGTATGTTTAAGCCTTGTTGTTGTTTCAGTACTACTGTCTTTATTTAACTTTTTAAGACCTTTCATTTCATTCTCTATCTCTCTTTCGTCTTTATGAGTTAAAAATTTAAAAGTTACTTTATTTTCAGATTTAGGTAAAGTAAATTCGAATTCATTTTTACCTTCTTTAATATCAACTTCTTTATTTTTTAATCCAGTTAAATCTACTGTATACTCTTTACCTCCAAAATTAAAAACGTAGTCTTTACCGTAAGATAGTATTCTTGCTGCTATCATAATAGCATTCTTATCTCCTATTAAAAGATCATTAAAATTAATTCCTTCTGTAATAATCAATGCTTGAAGCAGTTTATCAATAACTGTACCGTTTGAAATATAATTATTATTTGTAAGAATATCTTCTTCTTTAGCTGTCATATACTTCATCTCTACTTCACCTTTACTTAAGGGAGAATCTTTTGGGTATAATAAGCCTTTTGAAGGCAATTGTACTGTTTCTGTGGGTATTTTAAATTGTGATTCCATAAATTTTATTAAATATAACTTGTCTTTTATATAAATATACGAAAATTAAATTATGGGACAAACAAAAAACCCGACTAAATGCCGGGTTCTAAGATTTATATGTGGTAGTTTATTAGAAGTTCAATATACAGTAGTCCATTGAAATAGTCATATTTAAGTCAACTACTTCAGAACTAGACCAGTCATACTGACCAAAGTCTGCTGTTTGAATAAAGGCACCTTTCATTACCCATTCACCTATAATGTCTCCTACAGGTCCAAGAACATTAAGTGTTAAGTCTTTTTTATAAAAATCTGAATAACCAGCTCTACCGGTTACTGATTCGTATGATAAACGAGCCCACTCCATTACTGCTTGTGCTCCAGAAGGTGTGATTGGATCATATAATACAAGATCCATATCTTGCCATTCTCTTTTCCCACGAATTTTTCTATAAGAGTTAATATGATCTAACTTTATTACTTCGTCAGTAAAGCTCGGAGCTTTTACATTCTTTACCATAAACGATGGAATACCGTCTATAAAAAGGGCAAACCTGTTTTGCACCTTTGGCTCAAAAGCTCTGAACATTATTTCATTTGGGTCTAATACTGCCATTTTATGTTTTTAATTTATTATAAATAGTTATTTATTTTATTATGCTCCAAAAGATGCCCCTGTTGGTTCAACTGTGAAGTCTAGTACTATAAATTCTGCTGTTTTAGCTGGTTGTATAAATACTTGACCAATTAACTGGTTTCTATCTACTACATCTGCTGTATTATTACTGTCATCCATAGCTACCTTATAAGCATAAAGACCTTGTCTCTGTACTACTGAATCTAAGTATGGATTAACTGCTGCTAAGAATTTATTTCTTGTATTTACTGTATTCTGTTCGAATACTAAGTTTTGTGCTTGGTTACCAATAAACTCTTTTAAGTCTATTAATAATCTTCTTACATTTACTCTATCTAATGCTGAAGATTTAGTTTGTAAGGTCTTTTGACCAAATACTGCTATACCTGTTCCTGGAAAAGAAGCTATTGGGTTAACTTTAGCATCATATAAAGAATCTCTTTGTGTACGAGATAATCTTCTTTCTGCTTGAATAACTCCTGCTAATCCTCCTCTTACTAATCCTGCTGGTGCAAACCATGGTGCGTTAGCTCCATCTGTAAATGCATATACTCCAGGAATAAATGCTGAAGCTGGTGCCCATACATTCTTACCTGTTGCTGAATCAGTTTGTAACCAAGGCCAGTATGCTGCTGCATAAGAACTATTTAAAGTGTCTGCTTGACCAGTTACATTTGCTACTGAAGCTCCATGAGCATATAAATCAACTACTGCAATACAGTCTCCTCTGCTTTCAGCTAAGTCAATTAAACTATCGACTGTAGCACCGTGATGATTATCAACTATACCTGGTGCAGATACAACATTAAATTTAAAGTCATCTGAATTATTAAGTAATGTAATTACGTTACTATAATCAGATACTCCTAATCCTTGAGTATCAGCTGCAATATTATCGTTAAAGTTCATTCCAGCTTTAACAATATTTCCTGTAGCCCCGTAGAATGATCCAGATTGTGCTATAGGTAATGAACTAGAAGCTGCGTTAACTCTTATTTGTCCGTTATTACCAATATAGTTGATAGTAGTAAGACTAGCAGAACTAACTCTAATGTATTTTGATTTATTTACATACTCCCCAGAAGTAACGATGTTATCGTTTTCTGCAGATATTGCAACTCTTTGATTACCAATTACTTTTTCAATATAGTTAGGTGAGTTAGGATCTAGATCTACATTATTAAATGTTTCTAGAACTATTTTATTTTTCAAGCTATCATCTCCTCTTCTTACAGAAACTGTAAAAGTACCTTTAGAATTGTTTACGTTTGAGATCTCCCATCTCAAATTATCACTTGATCCAGATACGATAGATGAATCGGTATTATGTTCTCCTTGTGCTTGTATAGAACCTGTAGCGTTATTGTAGATTACTCCTTTACCAAGAGTCTCTAATTCGAAAGGTTGAGAACTTCCATATGCTGAAGCTGATATATGAGTGTTACTTGCTCCTGCAAATGTTCCATTTACTACTCTTGCTACTAATAAGTTATTTCCTCCTTGAGAAAAATAATTCTTAGCGGCTATAGAAGTTAAAAATTCTTGTTTAGATGAAGCTGATTCAAATGTATCTCCGAATACTCTTACATATTCATTATAGGAAGTAACAGTAGTTGGTATTTCTACCGGCCCTTTAACTGTTGGTCCTATTATACATGCTCCGACTTCAGTTGGTGCTGGTGTTACAAAAGAGATATCGTTTTCTCTTGTAAATACACCTGGGGAGATTATAGTTTCTGCCATGTTAGGTTAAGTTTAATTTATGTCTATTAATAAATATATTGTAATAATCGAAACACCTCTTATGAAGAGAGTATTCGTTGTCTTATATAAATAGACTGCAATATTCGAAAATTACTCAGGAACGAATAAGCCTTTTAAAGAATCAAATTTACCTTTTCCGTATCTTTTTTGTAAACCGATAGAAAGGTTTTTTTCGATTTCATCTGTGGCTAACATAAAACTCTTTACAGCATCAAGTCTTCTTTCTATAGATAGCTCAGTTTTTTTTATTTCTGCGCATTCTTCGTCTATTAGACTTCTTCTTTTTTGTAGATTGAGAATAGCTTTTTTTTCTTCTGATTCGAGTTTTATACTTCTTTTTACTGCCATTTTATGTTATTAGGTAATTTAAGGTTAATATCCTGTATAAGTTCTATATTATAGTAATCAAAAAGTTCAGTCCATAGTAAACTTCCTTCATATTCTTTCGCCACCCACCATTGGAGCTTCTTATCTAGCTTTATAGCTTCTTCCATAAAACCATTCTGATAACTTTTAGTACCGTCATCCTGAAACATCTTATCTATTACGTAGGGGTGACAAGTAAAAACTCTTTCGTCTATAGCTTTATAGTGCATATAGCCGTAAACACACTCTTCTTTTGTTATTTCATTTAATAACGGTTGA